AAAAGAAACTCTGACAGCGGTTGAACTGTTGGAAGTTTCTGATTCCTGATGTAGTGTTCAACCAGTGTGTGCATGTCAGTGCCACGACTGGTTGATTGTTTGGTAATCTTATTCGCTTCTTCATTACCTACCCGTGCTCTCCATTCTCGGAAGATTTCACGATTGTAATGACTAATAACAGAGGTAATAGATACCAACTTTTCTCCCGTAGGAGTATCGTAATACCGAACACCATCAATCGTCTCTCGGGTGAGAGACGGATAATCTACTTCAATTTGTGTAAACATTACATACCAAGTTCAAGTTTAGCAATGATGTACTCTTTAACGAGTCCACTTCGACAGATGTCTTCCGCTTCAAATTCTACCAGATCAAATGATGGCATGTTCTTAAGGATGCGAAGGAAGTCAACGATCCCATTCTTCTCAGCGGTCTTCACAAGGTCAGTCTGTGTAGCATCACCACAGAAATGAATCTTGCTGCTCTCACCCACACGGGTGATCATTGAGTCCAGTTCATGGAAGTTCAGGTTCTGGAACTCGTCAACAATAACAATGACATTATCAAGAGTAGTGCCTCGAATGAACGAAGTACTCCAGAAACTAATCGTGCCTTGTGCCTTGAGGTTAGCATACAGCATTTCAAACGCATTGTCATCAGGCATCTCAAACATATACTTTACCATATTCTTATATGGAATCTGGTAAAGAGATGACTTGTCCTCATGGTCACCAGGAAGGAAACCAATCTCTCTGGTGGGTACAAGGGACCTGACGATGTAGATCTTCTCGTAAGGTGTCTTGGGGTCCAAGACATCTAGGATGGCGTTGTAGAGGGTAATAAAGGTCTTACCCGTGCCAGCACAACCGTAAGCAACAAGGTTCTTATCTTTCTTGTAGTCTTCAAAGAACTTCTCTTGATTCTCAGTTAGAGGTTCAATCTTTCTGATGTAATCAAGATTGATTGGTTTCTTTCTCTTCATAGTACGGTTGCTAGTACCAAAGGGGACTGGGTTCTCTTTCTTCTTCTTAACTGGCATAGTGTCAATCGTAGTGCTTCAACGTCGAACCTGGTTGCTTCTTGGCGTTGCTGATAACGTCCTTCCAACCTGGATGCTTGGTATAAAGTTTAGAGAAAGGTTCACCCATTTCAATGCCCAATTTAGGAGCATTGTCTGGAGTGTAATATCTTTCCCAGTCGGGGTTATCATCTCTCCACTGATCCCAGTCATGAATACTCATCACAACTTCTTTGATTTCGCCAGTTTCCTTATGTTTCACAGGGTATGTTGCCATACATCACCTCAATTGTGTTTATATTTATTAAGACCAGTCAAGGGCACCGGCAATCGTTGGGAACTGCTCCGCAAAGATCTTCTTACAACCCTCAGCAATATCCATGTGTTCCTTCTGCGTTCCGTTGGCAGAGCGCAGGGAGATGTAATGGATCCATGAGCGAACTGAGCCGGACATGTAGAGTCTAGTCCCTACGGCGAGGGGAAGCACCATTCTAGCACATTCCTTTGCCACACCTCGTTCAAGCATCTGTTGATACAGTGCCATAGAAGAGTCAAACAGAGTCTGCATTTGGAGTTCCAGATTCTGCTGAATAAATGGATCAAGATCATCAGTAGAGTTCTGACGATTCTTCAAGTCTTGACGACGCAATTCAGGTAAAGGAATGCCACCAAGCAGAGATGAATCTGCGTAGCGTTGGGAAAACTCTTGAAATGTAAAGCTACGATGTCTTAATATTTGAGCCGCAATTGCCCTAGAGGTTTCTATCTCCAGTGTCATGAATGACTGCTCAAAGATGCTCCAGTGTTGATGCTTGATACAATACTTGATCAGACCATCAAACGAATCGTTTCCCTGATTTGAGGGGTTGCTGACTCGTGCACAATAGGCGATATGTTTCTCGGCATCAGGAGATACCGATACAAGTTTTACATCATTCATTGTTTCTTCATCTCTGCTTTGCGGACCTTTTTAAGTTCTTTGATTTCTGCTTTGATGTGTTGGTAAGCTTCTTCGGCACTTATCTTACCACCCATTTCCATACAGGTATACACCTCAACCCTTGTACCAAAGTGTTGGAGTGCTCTTTCAAAGGAATCTAGTTCTTCGTACATAGTCAATCAGGATAACCATCGTCATCATCCCATACTTCAACGAAGTCTGAGATGGGTGCTTGGTATTTAGTTTGGTTCTTAGTGTATGCCTCAACATCAGAAAATACTTCCGATTCCAAAGCATCAACTAGCAAACGAAGGTTCCTGACTAAAAGTTTTAACTTTTCTCGTTCCATAGACAACGTTTACCTCCTCTAATTATAGATAAAAAAAAGGGACTCGTCAAGAGTCCCTTGGTCTTATGTTGTAGTCTAGATCACTTGGTGTAAGTCTTACCACGATAGCAGAATGTACCGTGTGTTTCCTTACTCTCTACACAACGTGTGTCATACTCAACACCACGATATGAGGTGTGAGAGATTTGAGCGTCGTGAAGAGCAGCAGCTTTGTTGATCTGCTTTTTGATGATTTGAAGTGTGTTCATGTGTTTACTCCTGAAATACTAGGGTGGTTTAATCCCCGTTCCTTCAGTCGTTTGCGCCCCAATAACATTCTGGTACAGAGTCCTTTACGGTCTCGATCAGTTCAAGTTTCATCTGTGCTTTCAGATTCTCATGCTTTTTAATCCGAAGGATCAAAGCATCAGCATCTGGGCAAGAAATACCCGAATACAGAAGAAATTCAATCATGGGGTGAACGCTCCGTTCCGCGACTTACTTGCGTCCCACTCAATGTGGGATGAACGACAGGTCTATTATAGACCTCATATATTATATAGTCAAGTCCCTTCCGTATATGAAATAATGATACGCTTGCTAACCTCACCTCTGCTGTTGACCACAGTTGTATACTGAACCTCGCCACCTAACAGATCTACAATCTTATCTGCCAGGTTTTTAACGATGACTTCGTTAGTTGCCTCTCTCCACTTTCGCTCGTTCCTCTCTCTAGTATCCTCAGTCACGTTTCCTCCACTCATCTATTTCTTCTTGTGTGGGAACAATGATTCGGAAAGCAAGACCATCCTCCTCAAACTCTTTATTCATCTTTTCGTATGTCTCAGGGGTAATCTTTTCAGTCACGTTGCCTCCAGTCATCAGGTTTCTCTCTTGCGAACCAATCTACAATCTCATCAGCACCGTCAAATTTTGTCTTGTGATTAGATGGATCAGGATGACCCAGATCCATCTGATTCAAAAAATCATCAAGACTTCCCTCCTTCATGTCAGGATTTCTTGCCGAACGTCTTGCTTTTCTCAACATCTCGCCAGCAGATCCATTTGCCTTAGCAAGTTTGTCTGCCCAGATCATGTCTTCTAGTTTAACATCTTCTCCGTTTACGATACATTTACAAATGAACTCTAGTCTGAGGCGATATTGAGTAGAAAGCATATGTCTCCTTCTCTGATCTATTTATTTTTCTTTGTAGAAAAATATAGTTTGTAATACTTTTGTTTCATGTCCTCTATGACTTTCATATCATCATAGAATCCCATATATTTGAGGTTCTGATAGACCCCCTCCATCTCACTAAGAAGTAACAGGAGGTGAATTGGTGTCACCTCTCTGCCCCCAGGTTCATAGTCAGAGATCGACTTCACTCGCCTCCTCAATCATCTTTGAAACAATTTCTTCTGTGCCATCCATGCTTTTAATAGCAAATAGATTAGATTTCTGATACTTCTTGATCTTTTTATACTTCTTGAGAAGGTCTTGAACCTCATCAGGGTTCATGTCTAGACCCTCAAAGTCAATGTCAAATCCTTTCATTTCTTTTCTTTCTTTGCTCCTGGTGGGTTCCAAAGTTTAGGACTGATTCGTCCTTCTGCCTGTGTGATGTTAATCAAATCTTTCTTGTACTTATCATAGTACATGTCAAAGATCTCAACTACTTTACCAGACATTACAATATCAAATTTGCTCAGGTCTCCTTCTCTGTACTCAACCATGTAAGCACTTGAGGGAAGTGTCCTATCAAGAGATGCTGATGGGTCACAGTCCTCAGAGATGAGCTTCACACCTTTCGCCATTAAGAGCGTCCTCCCCATTGAATATCGGAATAAGCAGATTCTACCACAGCTTTGGTGATCTTGAACTTCTTACCCAGTTCCTTATCCTTCACAAGGCAGAGGATGTCCGCTTCGTTGGGATGAAGACCCTCCAACATCTGAATGAACATACTCTCCCTACGAGTCTTGGAGAGGGTATCGTTACCACCCTTCACAAAGTGATAAAGATTCCTCCACTCCTTACGCAGGGAGGTATGGTCAGTGCCAAGAGGTGCTTCACTCTTGTTGTAAGGAACCTCCCCATCAGGAAGCATAGAGATGACAGTGTCATCAAAGTTCCAAATGAGGATTGCGGTAAGAGCATCATTACGATGCTCTTTTAATAGAGCAATCTTCTTATCTCTGCTTCTTGCCTTGCTCACTTCAGCAAGGATCTCATGCATAAATGGGTTAGGTGGAAGTTTTGTAGGCATGGTTTCAATTCAGGTTTGGTTATTTATTCCTCAGATTGGAAGTCGTCAAGTGTGTTTTCAAATCTCACTGCCAGAATATCATCTGGTAAGATCTGACCATTCTCATCAAACATTTCCGGGTGTGTTGGAATGTATGTTGAGTTTCTTTCAATTACATATTCTTTTAGTAGGTATCCGACAACTCCACCTACCACCAAGAATAAAACTGAAATAATTGTAGACAGCGTAAGAGTGACTGCTAACATAATTCTACTCCCCTAGTGAGATTCTTTCTTCTTAAAGTCTAAACTGAAGTCTAGATTGATGCTAATCTCTCTTCGGAAGAGGGAGAACATCTTACCAAACTTCATTTGAAAAGTTTTGGGCGGTTCGGATGTCCTCCTTTTGTTTCTAAGAAGCAACTCTACACCCCGATTAATCTGAGGTCTATCGTTGCTAGTGGTTTTATTTAGAGGACTTCTTTCGTCGTCCGGGTCTTTTCTCTTGTTCATAACGCCACGCATCCTGAAGGATACTTTCCAAGTAGTTTTTAATCTTTCGTGCCTCTGGTTTGCCCAGGTAACCATAGGCTTCTCTTAACTGTTTGTGTTGACTGTCGGAACCACCTTCTAGGTAGTCCTCCAGGTCATAGATTGTGAGTGTAATATTCTGAGCGGTGGAACTTTCTAGAAACTCTCGGACATCTCGTCTTGTCATCTTTTCATCCTTAAGATAAGCATACATGTCAAGCATGAATCTATGATTATCTTTGAAGGCATAATCAATTGCGTGTTCCACGATGTCAAAAAAGTTTATGTTATCCATTTACACCAGTTTGTTTTCTTTGAGATAGATGACAGTTTCTCTGCATCCTCCTAAAGATTTATCATCACAGAGAACTTGAGGGAAGGTTGTACCTACTCCAAACTCATCATAGAATTCTCCTCTTGTAAAATCTCTGCCAAGTTTATACTCCACAAACTTAAGTTCTGCTAATTGTAGCGCACCGATTACCTTTGTACAATAGGGGCAACCGTTCTTTGAATAAACCGTGAAGATATTTTTGCTCATGATGGTGGTTTAGTTTTAGGTTTGTGTTTGTAGGCACAGGCACCTCTCGCCCATGACCTTGAGAGACTATTTACATAACTACAGGCTTGTCCGACCTCACCACAGTGAGGACATGCTGACCCTGGTGGATCATCAGGATACCTGTTCTTCTTCTTTCTGAGAGACATGATGTGCTTTTAGATCTGGATTAGGTTGAGATGGTTCAAACGGAGAACGATCAAGGTTCTTGATAACAATGAAAGCATCTTTATTGTATTTACGAACACCATATGGTGTTGCCCATTTCTTATTGTATTCCTCGCCTTGATGAATGCCACTCACAGCAGTGCCACCAATCTCAACCACAATGTTATCATCATTGTCCCATCCAAGGGTATTCATTGTCTCCGCAATCTTAGAAGCAAGCATAAAAAAAGAGGGTGTAGACCCTCTTAGTATATCAACCATTATCTTGTTTGTAAAGACCTTCCAGTTTCTCTCTGGATAGGTCAACATACATCACCTGCTCACCTGCAGCAGGTGCCTCTGGGTGACGTGGTTTAGGTGGTTCGGACATCATCTTATTGATGTCACGAATGTTAGACCACATCAGAGCAAAGGCACCGCCAGCGATTAGAGAAAAACATACGCCCCATACAAACACAAGATAGTGATTCACAGCGCATTACCTCTAGGAAGAACTTCTTC